GCTAGTTCGAATCAGTGCTGTAATGGTGCTGGTTCGCAGAATACCAAACAGGAGGTAGAATATGCGTTATCGTGTCAAGGGTGACTTCTCGTCGCTGCCACTGAGGCTAACCTACCGGACTATTAGTCCGGCCGGGGTGCCATCAGGTTGGTACAATTGGACCCCGGATTATCCGGGAACCATAGAGGCCTGCTGGGATGAAACCCATAAAGGCCCGCCGTGGAAGAGTGGAGGTCCTTGTGACATCCGACGGATCTTTGTTGATCCGAAGGTTTATAGTTACAAGGCACGTACCATACTACCCCAGCTCAACCCTCAATGGGTTGAAGCGCAGATGAGTTGTAATGTCAATCCGCGCTCCTACTTCGACTTGTATAATTTTGCAAGCGAAGACCCGGAGGCATTTTTGACTAGCAACAATTTTGCAGACACTAACGCGTACGCCGCGTCAGGGTGGAATAAAGCCCGCCCTGGAAAGCCTGTAGCTGATGCAGCACAGTTTATCGCAGAATTTCGCGATGTGCCGCGGACGCTTAAGGCAACCGCCGAGTTCTTCCAAAATTCTTGGAAGGCTGCAAAGGGTGGAGTCGGTAAAACGGCTCGCCATTCAGCAGACTCGTGGCTTGCAGCCAATTTTGGCTGGCTTCCTTTTCTATCGGATTTGCGAAAGTTTGAAAAGACTTATCGCAACGCTAACCGCATTATTGCAAATATGCGGAAGCATAACAACCGATGGGTGAGGAGGGAACGCGACGTTGCAGGTTGCTCTGATGTATTGTTCAATAATACGTATGTTGGGTCTACGAGGCATGTACCATCAAGCTTCGGGACCTATTCGTACTACTTTGCGAACAACTGGAGCAATAACCTTGGACTGAAGTCTTCGGTAAAGGCAACCCTGCAAGCGGATTTCCGCTTTGTAGGACGCTTCAAATACTGGATTCCGAACATTGATTCGGACCGGTGGGAAGCCAGTGCCCGTCGTAAATTGTACGGGCTAGATGTCACACCTGCTTTGGTCTGGGAGCTAACTCCCTTTTCGTGGCTAGTGGACTGGGCGTCGAACGTTGGCGATGTTCTTGCCAATCTCGATACCGGTCTGGCTGAAAATCTAGTCGCGAGCTACGCTTACATCATGGGCTCTCAGAGAATCACTCTGGATATACATTCAGAGATGAGTAATTTGAGGGTGCCTTTTGATGGCGACTGGTCCTATGCGTTAAGCATAAAAGATCGGAAGCAAGCGTCTCCGTTTGGTTTTGCCTTGACGGGCGCAGATTTTTCTGCCCGTCAGTGGTCGTTGTTGGGGGCAGTGGGACTTCAGAGATTGAAGTTTTAGTTACCCCTATTCCACTTGCAGCGCTTTGTTCTAAATGTTAGGCCTAATCAACCTGGCATGGTAAGCGCTCATAAATGATTATACTATTTAGAGGAGAAACTACCATGTCTTTTGCAGATCCCCAGACCGTTACGATCAATACAGTCGCTCAGACCCTGAATAAGGTCAAAAGCGAAGGAACACGAACCGAATATTCCAAGGACGACGAGTCTGTGAAGATGACAATTTCACACTCGGAATCCAAAGGAAGAACTCGGCGTATGGTGAGACTCGATCAACGAGTCGTCGCCGCCGATCCTCTGACTGCTGTTAACAGCTATCAGAGCCTCGGATGTTACCTTGTCATAGATGAGCCCGAATACGGGTTCAGTGACACTGAGATCGGGTACCTCGTCTCCGCCTTAACGGCGTGGCTTGGTGTGGCCGGTAATGTGGGCAAAATTTGTAGCTCACAGTCTTAACCGGTGTCTCACGGGGAGTGTAGTTCTGCAGAAGAGCCATGGCTGGACTCCCTACCTCTTATATTGGAGGAGAGATGAAAAGCCAAGTAAAAGAGACTCTTCTAGACCTAGCGCTTTGCATCTATAGAGATGCTTGGCGTAAATGCGCTGCTAAACAGCCTGATTCACGTGACATGCAAACTATCGTGTCACGGGTCGAGAACGAGGGTATGTCTTTTTTGACAATTACCCTTCCGCAATTCTGTAAAGACTTCGAAAGAAGCCTAGCAGATGAGCGGATCGGCTCTAGTTCTTTCCGAAGTTTTAGAAAGAACGGTGCAATCCCTGCATTTTTGCAAGGTATGACCAGCCACGTTTTTGATCAAGCTACAGGGAGGATTTGTTATGATGAAGATTGCTTACCTTATATCGATAGTGTTAGAAGTTTTACTAACGCTTTCAAAAAGGTTGAGCTCTCCTGTACAGATGCCAGAGAAAAACTGGCCAGACAGGAGTTCGTCGCAATCGAACACGACCTTGAAGGAGTAACTCCCCCAGAAGATGGCGAGCTATTTGGGCTCGTCAGTGACGTGCTGTGGAACGATGTCTTTCCGTTGGGTTTTGATCCCATGGAGGACTTCATACCTAAGCACGGACCTGGTTCGACGTGCGAGAAGATTACGGGTAACCGGAAATTCGACCACCCGGAGTGGTATGAGCGCCTTGAAGGATACTTCCCTCTTGATTCGTTTAAGTTCGCTAACGCGAATTCGACGATGACGGAGGCCTTCGAGAAAGTTAAACTCATACAGGAGGGGCAAGAGCAACCCGTGAGGGTTGTTTCTGTTCCAAAGACCCTGAAAGGGCCTAGACTCATTGCCATCGAAC